GACCTCTTCACCCGGTGCCAGTATCGCCGTTATCTCGGCCACATACTCCGCAGACCTTTTGGTAATATCCTTCATAAACTGCTTGCCCCTGTCAACCACTTCTTTAACAGAGTCCTTTGCAAAGTCCATGTGCAGGCGTTCAATATCGGCAATGTATTGAACCGTGAGTTCGCGGATTTCGTCTAAGTTTTCCATGTGTGTGTGGTTTAATTATTTACAAGAATAAAAACGCATTTCAAGTTTAATACATTTTGCTGCACGTTTTTTTATCCAATGCCGCCATTTTTGTTCGCCCCAAATTGTTTTATTCATCATTTCCATATACTTTGAAATACTTTCTCCTCTTGTGTTCGCCATAGTATCAAGGCCTATGTTATCGCCACGAGTTATAACAAACCATGCTTTTAATTTGCGCCTACTTTTTGCACGTATTTCAATCATAACTAATAACTATAAACCAACTTCTTCTTTCTCTTATTCATCCGTGTATAAACCGCATACCGTAAGGCATCTAAAGCATGATCCATAAATTTCACCGGCTCATCTAAAACCTTCCCTTCACGGTCTAACTTCCATTTATACGACTTGATTTCTTTCAATAAGTTGGTACTATTTCGCGTTATAAACAGCGGATAACTCTTCACTTTTTGTATCCCATCATAAACACTTTTCTCCGCCGGCAATGCATTTAAGCCCATCCGTTTTATTTCTTCAATAGTTTTTGGTTCGGCGGCATCGCAATATATATCGCAGGACCTGGTAAGCCCGAATATCTTTATAACATCGGTTAAGTCTGATGTTGTAAGTTTCGTTTCATAAAGTATCTCTTCGGCATATATCCTGCCGTCTTTAACACCCACCTTGATAAGTGCTGATGGGTTGTTATAACCGAAGTCAAGGCCATAAAATGTTTCATCGCATTGCGGGAATTCGGATACTTCTTTCCAGTGCGTGTAAATAGTCTCGCTGCTCGTTCCGCGTTCGCCAAGGCCATATACCTTCCACAAGTTTTCATCGGCATCCTTGAGTGATTCGATTTCTTCAATGATCTCCTTTGACAGATTGGCGCGGTTGTTCTTGTAAGTGGATATTATTAACTTATTACCATCGGCATCACTAACATCATAAACCCAGCTAAATTCATCTGCCGGATTGAAGTCCAGGAATATGGTCTCGTTTGTTCTTATTGCAAGCTGTGTGTAAATAGGCTTACTGATTAGATTTGCTTCATTGACAAACAATACATCGCGGCTTGTCCCATGAACCTTGCCCTCATCCTCAACACCAAAGAATTCAATGTAACTGCCTGTTACCGGAAATTCATAAATGTTATCCGTTTTATTAAAGCACTTATCCGAGTAAATACCCCATTCTAACATAATGTTTAAAAAATCACGCCGGGCGCCCCTTTTTAGGTGGGGTAATGAAGGGCTTACTATTGATACCGATTTTTTATTTTCAAGGCACAGTGCGGCTAAAAACTGGCAAATTGAATAGGTCTTGCTGCTCCTCGTGCTACCCTGGTTTGATATAACGCGAAACATCTGTTTTTCATAGGCGGCTTTATTGGCCCAAAAGACGGGTGTGGTATTTATGGGCCTATCCATTATCGGGCAATGGTTCGTTATCAATAGCCGGCTGAAATATTAAACGAAGCGGTACATCATTGCCCTGCTGGTCGGTAAGGCTGATGCCCTGCGGTGTCTTGCCTTCCACGCGGTCAAGTACTTCCTTTATCGCAATAACATTACCTTTCTTTGCCTGCCTTAACAATGCCTGTATTATTTGCCGCTGTGTCGGCATTGGTACAAGAATCTTGGTAGGCTTACGGGTAACAACGTCAATGCCTTCAATGATGATTTCTTCTTTGCCTTTTAGTTCTTTGACGAGTAACTCGGTCATAAACTTAGTTCGTGGGCGTCCATTACCATTGCGCTTTGGATCATGTCCCGGCAAAAAGTTTTGCAGCCCGTTCATATTTGGATTAGAGTTCGACATGATTCGTATTTAATTCGCATTTTAGAGCGGCAAGATCGCCTCGAACGTCTTTCCCCAACTGGTCGCCGGGTGCATTTCCATTTATGCTATTGCCGCGTATAATAGGTTTACCCCGGTACATTCCCGCGCCTAATTCATCGATCTTTGAAAAGGGGATAATAGGAACGGTTAATTTACAGGTCTTGTCGATTAGGTAAATGTAGCGGAGTTGAAAGCCTTTTACAGTTTTTGCGCCTATTGACAAAAAGGGAATTAAACTACATTCGCCACCAATTTTAGCATTATATCTTTTAGCCATTTCAATTCTTCTCGGTCGCCTGCTATCAGTAAGAACCAAACGCGTTTCTCGTAAGCCATCGGGAAACTCAATTATCTGATCGTTTTCTTTTATTCCCGTTAATACAAATCCGCTTGCCCTATATATCGCACCGTCCCAGCATTGCGTGGCATCGGCAAAAGATAAAACCCATTTTATATGCGGTGAATGTTTTTTAATTAGTTTAATCGAAATTGCAATACATCGGCTTTCACTATTTTTAGGTAAACATTCATCAAACGCCATGCGGTTAAGTTCTAACATTTCATTCCATTGCGTAGGCACTACAAGACCTATAATTTTACGTTTATCAAGTGGCGAACCGTAAGACATTACACCATGTAAACGCTCGTTTAAAAACGCCCCGAAATGCAAAATGGAATTATTCACCACCTTACCCGAATAATGATATTTCCGTACAAATTCATTTGCAATTTTTGACGGTATAACTCTAATTATTATTTCCTTTGCGCGTCCCATTCAAAAACGATTTGATGTAATGCATTACCATTTGAATTTTCATTGCCGTATGTATCACCGTTTATTTTCACGCGGCGCAAACTTTCCTTTATCATTTTGGCCTGTTGGTCGGCTAATGTGAATGTCATTTGCTGAAACGGTGCGCGGTCGCCATCTGGTAACGTGAAATTTTCGCCGTAATCATCTGCATTACCGTCAAAGCCGGGTATATCTAAACCCCACTCTAAAAGTTGATCCTGTTCCCAATCGCTTAACATAGTCCATTCCCATTCACCAAAGCCCACATTGTCTTTGATAATAAACTCACGCTTTTCTTCTTCAGTAAGTTCAGCCGCCTTCTTTACCCAATCGTTTGGTATTTCCTTGTAACCGAGTTCCTGTAATGCTTTTAAGCGCATGTTGCCGCCCAGGATCATGCCTTCGTCATCGGTAATTATCGGGCGAAGGTTCATCATTTTAGGGAAGTGCAGTAATGATTCCACCAGTTGTTTAAACTTCTCATCGCGGATGATACGCGGATTTGCCGGATTGATTTTTAACGCTGAAAGTTGCATGGAACAAATTTACATTTATACCAGTTAATAAAGCTTTCCATATCCCGCGCCACATAGTAGATGCCGCCTGCCCTTTGCACCCGTTCGCACTCTTTGATTTGTTCGGGGCTTAACTGGTCGCGGCCCACCATTATTTCGATCATAACGGCGCGGCCTGCAATGATGGCATGAATGTCGGCAGAACCTTTGCGGCTGCCCGAATGCACCCACTTCATTTGGCCGTTCATCTTGCGCAGCTGCCCTTGAGTGTTTACACGCTGTGCATCGCCGCCCAGGAACTTTATCCAATCCACTATGCAGGTGGTAAGGCCATTTGATGTGCTGTCATCATACGGCTTCAGCTTCATGGTTTCACCGCCGGATGCTTCAAAGAAGTTGGGCGCTCTACTTTCCAGGTACCGGTATTTCAGTTGTTTTATTTCGTGCTGCCAGTTCATTGATTTTTGATTGAACATGATCGATAAAAAAGCTTGGTTTCTCCCTGCTTTGCTTCACCCGCTTATAGTGCCTTATGTGCATATCCATTGCCAGTAGTTCGCTGTGCTGCTGCCGTTCGGTAACGGTCATCATGCCGGTGAATTCTATCAGCGTCTGGTCGATTAAAATGCGCCCTATGTACATCTTCAGAAGCATAGTTACGATTTCATGTAAAGGCGTGTATAGCCTAAGTTTTTGAACATGGTGAAACTGTATTCCAAAGCCAATTTGTTCATCATATCGTGCAGTGATTTTTCGTTGATAGTGCCTGCCATTACCTCGCCAATCGGCGCGGCATCTGCCTTTCGCTGTTCTGCTTTTTGATAAGGTGAAATGCGGCCCTGCAGCCGTTCTTTGGCCTGTTGCACAAACTTCAGCGGCAGGTCCGGCACTATGCAAAAATCCTCTGCAAGCACTTCGTATCCGAATGCCGGCAATAAGTCGAATTGCAGTTTATCATCGAGAAATAGCTGGTACTTGCTTTCAAGCAGTTCGCGCGTTTCGCTAAGCTCCTGTTCGGGTGTTAAGTGTTCAATCTTGTCGATGGTGAATTTATTTTGCCGCTCTTCGAAATCGCTATCCTGCGCCAGGCTCGAGAAATACTTTTGAAGTACTTTGCTTACCTGCGAAACGTTAATCGTTTTGCCATAATCCTCATCATTGCCGAATTTGCGAAATGCCTCTTCGATTTGTTCCGTGGTAATGTTCGGATAGTCTTCTGCAAACTTATGCTGAAGCTGTGTGCATAGCGTTTCCAGCGCCGAAGGATTTTTGTTTAGCCGCCATCCGGTAATAACTGAAATCGTTAAGAGTAATTCAGGTAAGCTTTTCGAGTAGCTCGCGGGTGGCTGCTTTTGGATCGCAATCATAAAAATGTTTTTTGTCGGAAGGCGTATTTCCTTCCCTTTCATTTAATTTCTTTTCTTTTTCTTTCTTTTCTTTTGTGTACTTTCCTACATCATTTTTCGGTAAATCCTCCGAAGAAATTATGTATGTATCAATAATGGGGGGTTTTCTCCGAAGAATCATCATAATACGTTGATAACGTTTCTGTATTCCGGCACTTGTCAGGATACCGTACTTCTTAAATTTTACCTCCGAAAAGAAGCCTCTTTTCAAAAGTTCCAAAACGATGGCAGAAACTTTTTCGACAGAAATTCCATTTCCTGCACTCTTTGCAAACATTATTGCAGCATCCTGGTTCCATTTTATAAAATATCCGTTGCGGTAAATCTTGCATAAAAGTTTAATAATTGTGGCTTCGCCGGTATCACCAAACAATACACTTATGTATTGTATTTTCTCATCGGTGAAAAAATCAATATCGAGTGGAAAATAATCTAAGCCGTTTTTTACAGGTCGCCCCATGAGTCGTGTAGTTTAGCTTGGAAAATCAAAATCGCCTTGCGGATTTGAATTAGGATCAAAGTCGTAATTTCTTTGATTGAACGTACTAAGTTGCGCCATTTGTTCGCCTGTTAAATCAAAAAAATATTTCATTGTGCTTCGATACCAAACGCAATATGTTAAGCCGGTTATACTTGATTTTAATTCGATAGGGTGACCCAATTTTTTAAACTCCTGCCCTCTTACATCGCCGACATATTCGTCAACGAAAATTAGCCAGAAGATCATCCCGCTTTCTTCTACGAATTTTTTATACTTATTATATGCGTTCTTATCAACTCCGGTTGCATCAAATTTGTTTAATCGTGCCTTTGCCTTTACTTCAAAGATGATTGGTGTACCTTTGTTAATTGTTCCCATTATATCGAAGCCATGCGCTTTGTTTGTAGTAAAATGTTTATAACATACCCACCCCCGATGTTCAAAGTGTTTGCGGACAAAAGCTTCGGCTAATTCACCTTTCATAAGTGCTCTTTCAAAACTGCTCTGTGCCATATGTAAACCAGTTTAATCTTTTTTCACGTGAAAAATAGTCAAGCCTTTTACCTTCTGTAACGGCTTCAACAAGTGAATAAAATTTATCAGGTTTATC